TTTCTCAATCTCCCGGCGGTACTGGAACGCAACGTGTTCCTGCACATGCGCTGCCGCCGCCGCCGCGATTGATTTAGCTGCGGGAGATTGCCCGATAATTGATTGAATTTTAGGGTCTTCGGCTGCGGCCAGATGAACCCTGATATGGCTCTCATGATCCTGATGGATGAATGCCTTGAGTGGCTTGCCGGTGATAATCGCCATGTTTTCCGCTACCGGGTCCATCGGTTTTCGATCTTCATCCAGAGGAATAATCTTGTCGGCGTTATCTACGCCCATCGCATCAATCATCTGCCGATGAAGTAGTTTCTTGTCATAGACTTCAGGGGCCATCTGCTGCAACTGAAGAACTGCTTGGTTCTGCATAATGCGCTGCGCCATTGTCGATGCGTTGGGATTGGATATCGGAAGTACATCAATACGCTCATCATAATCTTGAGCGCGAGTGGCCCCATCCTCAACGTCATATTCATATTCTTTTGGTTGAAAGTCCTTCACCAATTCAGCAATCAACTTGAACTCTTGACGCATAGATGCATGAATTCGGGCATGGACACTGGACATAACCTTCATGCCGCGCTCTATAATCGCCAGCGTTGTCCCCACTGGTGCTTGATTATCCATTTCGGATATCTTCAAGTCAGCAATGCTGGCGATATTCCGTCCTTCCTCCACAACTGTCCCAAGCAACTGATACAAGACCGTGGAAGGTTCCTTATATGGAATGAATGTAATGTTATCCTTAATGGCACCACCAGGGACATCAACATCTCGGAACTCGCCGGGTCTTAAGGGGCTGTCGTCTCCCTTGATGCGAAGGCCACGCGCTTTTAACCCGGCTGGTAAATTAGACAGCGTCCCAGCGTCAATCAGTTGGCGTAAGATAGACGTGGCAGACTTAGTAATGCCACCTAGAAGATGCACCAACCCCATACCATAAAATCCTAACCCCGGAAGATATTTATACTGAATGAAGAAATCGCGCTTAAGTTTTTTCTCATCATCCTCCCTCCAGTTCCGATAAATGGAAACAATCGTCTGGCTGTCTTTTTCGATGGTGAAGATGTAAGGAACCGCGATTTCAGTTGGGTCATTATTATCATCCACATCTTCAAACCCCGGCAGATCATAATCAACGTGTATCTCCAACATTGTGTGCCGATCATCTTTTTCTGCGGACGGTGCAGACCCCGCCACCTTGTCTTCTTTTTCATCAACCTCGCCGTATTGGATACTGGGTTTGGGGATGTCCACATCAGCATACTCGCCAGAGTATTGCTTCTTCTTCAAATCATTCGGCCACATCTTCATTACGTGGGTGGCGCGTGGACAAGTCTGAAGGTTGGTGGTTCCATAGGCGACGACGAAGTCGTCTGCCATGATGTAAGGGACCGTCTGACGACCTAGTTGTTGATCAAAGTAAACTTTTTTGAAAACAGACCCACCAACACCTAAATGGAAGAGTGCCTGTTCGTGTTCGTCGCGGTACTCCTTCATAACCTCTACACACTGGTAGTTCATGTCCTTCTGGACACGCTTGGCTTGTTTCACGCGCTCGGGGGTGGTTTTCCCGATTATCTTGGTCAATACCGGCCCAGAAGCAGGAAATGTTTCCATCATGGCGTCAGCCACAAACTTGGTCACGGCTTCTGTAAGGATTGGATGAAAAACTCCTGAAGCACCAGACCACGGCTGTGTACGATCCTCAATCTGCATACCCAGAAGGGACAGTCCCTTGATATAGGCTTTTTCCCACGGTTCACGGGTCAACTTATCGTCCTCATAGGCTTGGACGAGTTCGGTAGCGATAGTTGTTAAGACCCCCTCTTCAATATGTTCAACAAGGTTGTCTAGATGCTCACCTTCTTCATTTTCCGCCGCAGAGGGGTCGAAATCTATAATGACACTACCATCATCGTTTTCTTCTTCCTCGACCAAATCAAAATCGAATTCTTCTTCAGGAGGTAACTCCACTGCAAGGTCATTGCTGCCCTCAATATCGACTTCTGCTGGGATCAACCGTTTATCAATCGCCATGTCGCCCCCTAATAATATTCATATTTCTGGATAGGCAGCACTTGGGTGTCATCCTCTTCCTCGTCAAGTTGCGCCTGGATAAATCCACCTTGCCGATACCGAAGTAAGGCTTGCGTTCCGCTATCCACATAATCGTCATGTTCCCCTGCCGGGAACTCGGCAAACTCTTCGATGACCTCTTCGGCCCATCGGTGTTCCGTAGCCCACACTACACCAGATGCAAATAAATCGGAAACAGCATTTACTCTAGCAATCTTATCGTTACCTCTAGATGGTGTAAACTCCGCCACTGGAATACCCATTTCCCTCAATTCATAAATCAGGGGCGCTCCAGAAGCCCGTTTCTCAACCACGAACGCTTCCGGTTGCCATTGACGGTATAAATCAAGGGCCACCCGTTTCAATTCAGGAAACTCCATCCTCTTCCTAAAGGCATCCAGCAAGATGATATTCGGCACCATATTGCCTGTCGCCTCGCTCTCACGTTGAAACACCCCCCACGTTGTACAGGCATTGTAATCGCTCCGCTGCGTCTTCTCGAACGCCGTATCCCATGATTGAATGATGAACTCAACGTCTGGCGTTACCTTATGGGGCCACCGCTTCCACCATTCCCGTTTAACCAACGCACCCTCTTCGGCAGTGGGTGTCTGCTGGTACTGCGCCATCCACTTCGGAATCGGCAATTCGTCCTTGATGGCGAGGATTTCCTTCTCAGGCCAATATTCAGGCCAGATCGGTACGCCACTGGGTAGGATGGCAGGGAGTTCGATGACCTCCCACTCATCACCATCCTTCTCCATCGACGCCTTTATCACCCGTCCCGTCAAGTCCCTCTTAGACCACCGTGTCATGACGATCACAATAGCCGCCCCCGGTTGCACACGTTGTCTCGGCCCGGAGGTATACCATTCAAAGACGTTGTCGTAGATTTCTGGCTTCATTTCCGCCTGTTTGGCTTCCTGTTCGGAGTGGGGATCGTCCAGAATGATCAAATCACCACCACGGCCCGTTAGAGTGCCACCGGTGCCGATTGCGAAGTATTCCCCCTTGGCGGTTGTCTTCCATTTACCAGCCGCCGCAGCATCGGGGTGGATGGAAACATTTGGAAATATTTCGTGATAAGCCTCATCGCTTATCGTGTCCCGCACCTTGCGCCCGAAGTCCACAGCAAGGTCAGCGGTGTTGGAAGCCTGAATGACATACTTGTCGGGGTACTGACCTAAAAACCACGCCGGGAACAGGTGGCTGGCAAATTCACTCTTGGTGTGCCGGGGTGGCATGTTGATGATGAGCCGCTTGAGTTCCCCCTTGGCTACCCGCTCAAACGCCTCTGCCATGATTTTGTGGTGGTAGCCTTCGATGAACTGGGGCCAGACCTTCTTGACGAACGCGAGAAAACTAGTTTTGCCTGAATGCTGCGCCGAAGCCAAGTCATGCTTATCCAATATCGCAAGGATGTCACGCTGGTCTGCGAGGGGCAACTCTTTGATATTATCAAGCTGCTCCCGGATATGAGACGGTATCATATAAGAAAAGTACCCCGGAACAGGGTTCCGGGGCAAGAGTTTAACAGGGAGGAACCGGCACAGTGGCCGGTCAAGTATTCTTAATATCAGTAACTTCCTTGCGGCGCAACTTCGCCAGTTTGATAATTTCCATCAGCGCCTTCCGGGCGCGGGTCCCAGCGGCCTTGTTGCCATCCCGAAATTTCTCGTCTTCCGTCATCCAAGTAAGATAGGCGTCGGTAATCTCTGAAGGAGTCGTGGTCATTTATTTCTCCTATTGTCATCAATAGTGGGAGCAGGGGTACGTTGTTGCAAAGACGGTTTGGGGGGTAAAGCCGCCTCTACTAAGCGAATTGACCGGGCGTGTTTTGGCATCCGCTTGATGTACCCCCGCTCTTCTAATTTGGACACTAGATCAGCCACACTGGCTTTACTACCAGCGCCCAAAGCACGTCTGATTTCTTCATAAGACGGTGCATAGCCTTTATCCGTCCAGAATGTTCTTATGAAATCCAAGCACTCTTTTTGGCGAGGGGTCATTATCCGTAAAACTCTGTAACTAAACTAAACATAGTACGTACCCTAAACAAACCCCACTCAAACGTCAACTACTGTAGGGAATCCCACCGATTTTAGCCATAAAATCTACTTGGCTCTTGGTGCGCCGCTGATCTTGGGAAAAAACCCGCTTATAATGCCTCTCGCACCATGAAGAATAGCGGAAAACCGGGTCCGCACAGCATAACGGGTCTTTTTCGACCTCACCACGTATCCAACGGCACTGAAAATCATCTACTTTGGATAACCGCGCCCGTTTCGCTGCCACCTTTTCCTCCAAATCCAAGAATTCAAGTACCCCACACGGCGGTCAAGCCACCGGATAGGCCAAGAATGCCAAAACCCGCCGCATCTGGTCCCTATATACACGCTCTGACGACCTTGTCATGAATTTCAGGCATTTCAATGTATCCTGTGTGTAATGTTGTGGTCTGTCATATCGGCCCTGACTTCCTCAACGTATTCGCCGATGTGTTCAGAGATGTTCAGCGTCATGTTTTCACGTAAATCGTCGGGGGCGGTGGCGACCAGGGAGATAAGGCCCCTGAAAACCTGTTCAATGATATCCTGCGGGTCCCAACCCATTGCCCCGTAGGTGACGAAGATCGTTATCACATCGCAATGGGGGCAGTTTTCTTCGTCGTGGTCGTCGGGCATCATCATCATTCGCCGCCGAAAACCTTCTTATAGCCCTCGCTGTATGCCTTACTGAAAAACCTTTTGCGGGGTTTGAAATTTGGGTCCATCGGCACCCGGCGCTCGTTGTCCACATACCATTGTGCGTCCTTCTTGCCATCCTCGGCTTCCTTGGCATGGGCGTACTTGCGGTTGGCTTCCCGCTTTTTCATTTCTGCCTCGGTTTCCGCACGGCGCTCCAGCCTCTCGCCGAAAATCCTCTTATGCCCCTCCCTGTATGCCTTGGAGGAAACCCCAGTTCGGAATTTGTCTTTATGCGCTGGCATTTTATTTACCTCGCCGCTTCGGAGTTCGTTT